GTAAATTTGTCTTTATTGGGTTTACGTTCTATATATTTATATTGGTCTGGATTGAAACCTTGGCGTACCACGAAGATTGGTTTGGTTACTCCACAGTCTACAAATGATTGTTTATTGTCTTTATTAGGAACGAGGATGTAGTCCATCTTATTACATTCCTTCACCCACTCCTCACCGATTTTAGTATTCTCAATCATAGTGAACCCAACACGTACCTTGTTGTCGTTTCTGTAGAATAGATTAGGAATAGATTTAATTACTCCAAGGCGTTCTTTGTGGTATGGTTTTTCCACCCATAGTTTCTTTTGGTCTTCGGTTAAAGCGTTGTAAACTTCTGGGTCGTCTTCCTTCTTCATCTTTCCAAAGCCGATAGTTACTCCCCCATTGGTTACTTTTTCCAAAGCAGTAGACCACTGTAGATTTGCATTGCCATATCCGCCAAAAGGTGTACAATAGCCGTGCCAATTAATCTTTAAAGGGGTTGTAGTCATACTCTGGAAGAAAATGCCTCGTCTTGTTAATATTTTTAAAACCTGCCCATTGAGCCTCTGTGAGTTCCACCTCTACATCAAGAGGAAAGATAACCTTATTGCCATTGATTGATTGAAATACACCACCCTCCACATTCGCCTGTTCTTTAGTAAACGTAACTCTATATCTATGGCAACACTCTTCTAGTGACATTACTCGTTTATCAGAACGCATGTATATATTTTACCATATAAAAAGCCCCCCGACCAAGTCGAAGGGCTAATTATCTCTACCTAGGGCAAGTTAGGCTTTATGAGCGGATTCAATGCGTGTCATCCAGAGGTCTTGCAAGATAACGGCTTTCATAGAAGCTTTCCATGTAAGCTTGTGTTTGGTCTTGTATTCATCACCGTGTCCACCAGGAGCGGTATAGACGATGTCGAAGTTGTCGAAGAGAATCTTAGATACACCATAAGCACCTTCAGCGAAGACTAAGGTCTGTTCAACAGTTGTTACTGAAGAAGCGGAACCAGAGGCACTGAGGGTAGGAGCAACTTGACTCATCCAGAAATCAACTCCAGCGAGAGTACCAAGTTTACCTTTATACAAATCTTCTCCTCTTTGCTGATTAATCAACTCACGGAAGGAACTGTCGGTTAAGAGAGTTCTCTCAGTATTTGGGGAAATAACAGCGCAGAATGAACCAAATTTAGAAACTGGTTTTCCACCATTCTCTTTAAGCTGTTCGACAGCTTTAAAGATATCTTCCATGGTGATGTAGTCAGTACTAACAAGGTCGGTTCTTTGGGTCTTTGAACCTGCATAAACAGCCTGTGAACCAGCGACTACAATGTCACGGATTCTCTTGTCGATAGCTTCAGCAGCCTGAACAGATAAGAGCTTGCGCATATTACCTGGGAGTTCAGCCCATGAAGTGTATTGACGTGCTTCATTCCATTCAAGGCCATTTCCAAACAAGAAGTCAGGAGTGACGTTGACTAGAGTGTCAGCGATGGAATCTGGGGTCCATGTGGGTGAATCACCACTAGTGTTAGCAGTATATCCAGTATCACTATCGAGTTTTGTAAATCTAATAAATCGGAATGAATTACCGTCTCCACGGGGCATCATATCCTCTTGTCCGAATTGTCCAAAGACCAAGTTATATTCAATTATAGGAAGGGCTTCCTTCATATAATGAACTTTGTTTAGGTCTGTGGTATTCGTTAAGTTTGCAGCAGCCATTGTATTTTAAACAATTAATAATGTAACCCGTTTATTTTCGAGATTGGCTTTCTTCTATTGCTGCGTCAAGCTGTTCTTCAGTTATTTTCTTTTCTGTAAAAAGTCTATATAACTCATTCAATCCACCTTCTCCTTTGATAATGTTGACTAACTTATTAGTACTCACATCGGTGGTAGCTTGCTCACTGGCATTAGTTGGAGCAACCTGAAACCGCTTAGGTTGTGCGGTAGGTGTAGAACTAGGAGCCTCACCTAGGCTCTGGGAAATTTCATCGAGATAATCCCTGATGTCGTCGATAGCGTCGCTAACGTAAACCGTTCCTGGTTTAACGAAGCCACGTGGATTTTTCTGAATAGCTGTCTTGATGTGTGGAGGAAGGTTTGGATACTCTTCAAAAACTTCATTTAAACCATCCTTCATCTCATACTCTGCTGTCTTTAGTAATAGGTCATTGACCCACTCCTCTCCATTAGCATATTCTTCTATTCCACTATTGGATTTCTCTGCTTGTTGCCTTTCAAAGCGACTCAACTTTCTCTCAAGAGTTGATTGGCCTGAGCGCAGACGTTTGTTTTCGATTTCGAGCTTTTCCCATTCGCTCTTTGGTTTACCGAGAAACATCTCTTCGTCTGTTTTGGAGGGGGTGTTCGCCTCATCTGTTGGATTAGTAACTTGGACCTCTGGTTGAGTACCAGCGTCGGGAGTTCCTGCTTCAACGGATGTTGCAAGGGTTTCCTCTTCATTATTGGGCATATGTTTTATTGCCTACTTGTTAATGTGTGCATGAGTGTTTCCACTCTCGTACCCACACATCATCGCGCCTATAGGAATAATTTGGTATTAGATAAAAACTATTGGGTTGGGAATTTCTCAGCGTACTCTTTTGTAGCGTCAGTAATTCCTTTTTGATATAGGAATGTCTTAATCTTCATAATCGGTCCGAATAAAGGTTTACCTGCGTACTTATCTACTGCCTTAGTGAAGTCGGCATCAAGGTCTGCAAGTTTCTTTTCGTATTGATATTCTTGAATAGAGGCACCTAGTTCTGGATTAAACTCAAATAGTGGTAGGCCAGCTTCTTTCAAAACACTAATAACCGCTGATGGGTCTGTAGCTGTTTTTGGATTAGCAGTTAATGAATCAATTACGTTAAATATTGTCTTTATAGGAGAAGCTGTGAATGTTTGGACTAGATGCCTTACTCTTCCTGATGCTGGAAGTCCTAGTAATTCATTGTCAGAAATCTTAGCAACAGTTCCAGGGTCTTGACCTTGCATTATCTTCTGCAACATTTGATATGCGTCTCTGTCCATCGCTTGGCTTGCTATTTCCATAACTATTGGGTCAGGAGTAATACCAAAAGGAGTACCACCCTCAATTAAGTTACCCCAAGGATATAGATATTTAGCATTGATATATACTGGTTTTCCAGTTTTAGGATTCTTAAACGGAAGTCTAACTGCATCTTTTTGATAGTCTGGAAGAAATTGTTCTTGGTCGGCAGTAGAAAGTCCCTGAATAGCTCTTTCAGCACTTCCTACATTCTTTAATCTTTGTGGATTTTGTAATAGAGTTTTTCCTGTTAAACCAGCTGCTTTCATTGGATAGGTAATAAAAGGAAGAGGTCCTTTACGCAATTCTTTAACCAATGGAGAAACTTTTTGATAATTAAATCCTGTTTCTTCTGCCATTTTTGCTGCATCCATAACACTTCTTCCAGCCTTACGTTCATTTATATATACTTGTAATTTGGTTATATCTTCAACCGCATTTTGCCAAGCACCACCTAGTTTTTTAGCTTTCTCATATAGGTTGGATGTCGTCTTAAATTTGTTTAATTCTTCGGGAATAAACTTGTTAAGTACTTCAGATGGAAAGTTCTGACCAATCTTTCCCATATTTTGGAGTTCTTTATAATATTTTCCTTTGCTTCGATATTGACCAATAGCTTCAAAAATTCTACGAATAGAATCAGACCTACCACTAGGATTCATGTATGCTTGCATTTGAGATGCAGGGATGTTGCGAAGCAGTTGTGTTGGAGAAAGAATTGTTTTTGCTTCCTTAAATCCCTTTATAATTCCTGAATAAGCTCTAGCCGCTTTACCTATAATATCTGTTCTGTCTGTCAATCCTGGTATGTATTTAACAGATTGGTTAATATATGCAGCAATTTTTTTAGGAACCTTTTGTCCAGCTAAAATACCTAATCTTTCCAGTTTTGGCAGTTCCACTAAATCATCACCTTTATTAACATATTTCTTAGCAATCCACTTAAAGAGTTTCATTGTCTCCACATTCATTCCAGAAGCATAGGCTGCTGTAGCGGCGCCAAAAGCTGGCTCTTGAATCTTCTCTAGTTCTGTTTGCATTTCCTCTGGCATGTATTCAATTTTTTTCTTGTATATTCCAGTATCTATTCCAGCTCCACTTTTTTTAGCATATGGTAAAACATCTCCTGATTTCTTCAAATATTTACCATACATACCCTTGCCAAAATAGTTATTTGCCCATCTTTCAAATATAGCAGGGTCAGCCCCAGCTTTGATTTGTTCATCCATAAACTGAACAAAATCATTTCTGAGTTTATCAACTGTAGGTTTCCATCTTTCAATTATTTTTGATTCTTCGGGCGTAACAGCTCTCTTTAAAGTACCTTTTGTCATTTCAATTACATCACCTAGTTGTTTCTGTTCTAGTGTCGAAAGTTTTCTTCCAGTAGCGTCAAACATAAGAGGGTTAGCCACCTGTTCAGCCCTACCAGCAACCTTACTCTTGGCAGCTAAATATTGTTCCCATCTTCTGAGAAAGTCTTCTGGGGCACTTTTCTCCCAAGAAAATTGTTCTGCCACATTTTTTACACCAGAAATAACCTTATTCAATCCAGGTGTCTTTTCGGCCAACTGTAACGCTTTAGGTGCGAGTTTGTTAATTTTTAGTAGCTTTCCTACTTTTAGAATTGGAACTGAGGGAATAGCGACACTTGCACCAAAATTACTAATGGCTCCAGCAACGGGGTTGTAATCTTCTTCAGACAGTCCACCAGCACGTCTAGTTAAATCAATATCTTGTGTTGTCAATTTCTTTTCTAACCCTTCTTTGGCTCCACCAATTATATTTCCAACATCTTTTTTAATGCTCTCCCATGCACCTTTGGGAGTTAACGAACTAGCCCACGGATTTTCCCCAGTAGTTCCTTTTAATTTTTCGTTTTCTGATAAAAAACGATTTGCCATACCCGAACTCGCATATTCAATTGGTTGCAATATTGTGTCGCTAACCCACCCTAATCCTTGTTTGATTGGTCTTTTAACTGCTGCAATATTAGAATTTATTTTGTTTATTCCTGCTTCAGAAACCTGCGGTGTAGCAGATGCAACCTGCCCACCCAAATTAATTGTCTGTGGTTGAGAAACACCTTGTTGAGCCGCTTTTCTTTCAGCTACTATCTGAGCTGCTGTTTTCATTGTTTTTTCTTTTTAAACAAATTACTAACCCAAGAAATACCTTGTTGAATTATGTTTGGTTTAGGTTGAGTGACCGAAGTAGTTGTTTTTGGTGGGGTATAACTTAGAGCTGCCTGTGTCGCTTTAATGTCCTTTAACGGGTCAGCCATACTTACTGTGCCAGTTTTGAGTGGACCAGTAAAAGATGCTGGAACAACAGTTGTTTGTGTTTGTTTGGGAGGTTGAATAATTTTATTTGGAGCTAGTGGATTAACAAATTTCTCAGCAAATTGTTTGGGTGCAGTAACTGGCATTGGAGTAGTTTGTTTAACAGGACTAATTACATTTTTAATTGTATTTAATTGTGTTTGTCCTGGTTCTAAAACTTGTCCTTCTGGATTAGCAATTCTCGCTGCTTCTTCTGCTAATTTAGTTTTCTGAAGTTGTGCCGCTGTAGTTGCTGTATTAATCATTTGACTAATTGGGGTGATAGCTGATGGTGTTGCCATAAACTGTTCTAACTTCACTCCCTCTGGTAGGTACTGAGAATATTTAGTTTGGTCTTTAATTGTAGGAGTAAATCCTGTAATTTTTCCATTTTCATCTACGTTATATCTTGCAACATCACCTGTCGAAGATGGGATGTCTACGTATAGTGTTTTAGCCCCCTTCTTTATAAATGAATTCATTTGTGGGTCATATTTATATTTACTTCTCTGAGCTGACCCTAACATCGTATATGCTTTCAAATCAAGGATGTCATCTTGTGCTACTGATTTCATTTTAAACAATCTCCCCATACTGTCCTTAACATATCCAGCGGGAGCAGTTCCTTCAACAAGAGGTGTCTTGCTCTTTAATAGTGGTGTATAGTCTGCACCTAAAACATCTTTAGGTTGATTAATATAAACATCTAATCCTTGTGCTATCTCAAGAGGATTACCTTGAAGTTCTCTTTCCATATCGACTATTCCAGCAGAACCAACAGCTTCTTTAGATAAACCAAGTTCTTTTCCCCAGTTATTATTTAATTCGTCATCAATACTTTCAATTATTTTTTTGGCACTGGTTTTTGTACCGTTATAAGTGACTTTTTTGTTTCCATAACTTTCAAGTATAGACCTGCGTTGCAGAAGTTCATCTTTTCTTCCAGTAATTAAACTTTGAATATCTGTAACATAATTATCTTTTGTGTATGGTTCTCCATCTGGTCCGACTCCGTCTAAAATAAATTTATTAAAATCATTAAAATTCTGTTTGAAAGCAGTGTCTTGCTGTTCTGGAGTTTGATTTTCTTCTGGAGTGGCAGCAGATTTAGCAACACTAGATGTAGTAGTTTTTACACCAGAAACTCCACTTATACCACTACCTGTAGTGCCTATATATCCAGTTCCTCCACCAGCAGAAACTTCGTCTCCTCCACCAGTCCATTCTCCTGTAAACATATCATAGCTTCCACCACCAGTACCAACACCAGGTCCTTTAATCCTCATTCCACCCCGACTCCAGTCTTTACCATAGGCCACATCTTCACGAACATAGTCCACGAGTTTATTCATGTTGTCCAAAAGGTCGGTGTATTTACCTGTGATAGCTTCTCTTTCAAAAGAATCGAGATTGGCTAAAAAGGTTTGAGCATCAATCGTCCCATCATGATACTGGTTATAAGCAAGATTAATCCTATCAACAAGGTCGTTCTTTCCTTGTTCAGTCGTTTCTTTTTGTGTTTTAACTTCATAGGCTTGTTTATTAACATCCGCAGCATTAGCCGCCTCGTCATATTGATAAGCTGTTAAAGTATCACCTGCCTGTCTAAAGAGATTGGCAGCTTGTCTATAAGCATTTGACTGTTCGCCATAAGCCTGTGTTTGGTCTGATATACCAGCAATTCTCGCTTCTTCACGAGCCACATATTCTTTGGCTTTGTTGACCTTATCCTCTTTTTCCCATTTAGCAATTTCTGACAGTTGATTTTCATAAACAGGATTACCTGGAAGCATGGTGGCCAGTTTACTACGTTGATAGTTGGCTACATCTGCCGCCTTCATACGTCCAGACTGATATTCTTTAGCTACTTGTTCATCTTCGTACTTTACCTTTAAATCTTTAACCTCAGTTTTTAAGAGTTCCTTTTCTTCAATACTCAACCACTCACGATTGGCAGCTTTAGTAAGATGTGCAAGAAGTTCATCAAAGCTAATTTCGCCTCGCTCATATTTCTTTTGAATCAACTGGTCTTCTTGAGCAGCGCGTGATTTGATGAGGTTCGTATTATATCCAGCCAAATCTCCACCAAAACCTGTTAGCACTCTACCACGAGTACTGCTAAATCTGTTAAGACCTGCGTTCTTTTCTGATTGTAATTGTGACCTGTATGCGAGTGTGCTTATCATTTTTGATTAAGTATATTAAATCCTTTATTTTTGGGAGCATACCAAGCACCATAACCTTGTACTTGGCGTATTACATCCATCATAATTTCATTTTTTAATGGGTCGGTCATATCATCAAAAGTATTAATTCCCTGAGCTCTTAAAATTGGACCATAATTAGGGTGATTTGAAAGCCAGTCAAAGGTAGCACTGTTAATCATGTTAGGACCTCTATCTATAGTTTGATTTGTATTACCAGTATAGTCTTTGGGGTAGTCTTGTAAATTACTCTCGGTTAGTTTAAGTATTGCGGAACGAGTGGCATCATTTGGGGATATCTGTCTAATTCGTGCTGTTTGTTCTGCTGTTGGTTGTGGTAAACCTTGTGGATAATTCTTCTGAACCAAAGACTTATCGGCTATATATGGTTCATAGTTCATTACAAATGGTTGTTCCTTCGCTATTGTTGGTTGAATTGGTGTGGCTATTTGGGGTTTTGGTGGTGTCCAATTAGAAGGAGGTTCAGGTGTAATTAGTCCACTTCTTTGCTGTATTGCATCTTGAGGGTCTGGAGATACCAAATTAGGATTTCTGGCAGGAATAGTAATCTCCTTGGGAGTTGTCGCCCATTTTTTAATTCCTCCAATTAGATTATCAAAAAAACCTTTTACTGTTTTCTTCTTATTTTCCATATTATCCTTGTTGAGCTAATAAATTTTGTCTAGCCTGTGCAATCATTCCACCAGGCGTTGAAGATGATGTTGTTCCACCAGCGACAGATACTGGCTGTGCATTTTGGTTTTCGGAGGTAGTTAGTGTTGGGGCGGCTTGATTAACCTCTGGAGCACCAGGAACACCACCTGGAACTTCAGGTGTCATCGCTTGTTGTTGAGCAACCATTCCCTGTTGAATACCAGGTAAGAGGTTATACATCTTTGAGCGATAGGCGGTCAGTAGGGGGTCTTCGGCTTCTTTCTTCATTAACTCTATAATCGCTTGTGGGTCTTTGTAACCCAGTTCTTCCCAAACCTTAGCAAAGGGTAGTCCCATGCTAAACTTATTAAGCACATCCACAATCTTGTCTGAAGCTGAGATTGGCACAATGTCCGTCCACGAGTACTCGCACATGCGAACCTCGAACTCACCGTTGGGGTTCATCCAATAATCACCGCCGAAGTATTTCTGTCCGAGTTTCTGGATTCTTTCGGTTACTCCATCAAGAACTAGTTCCCAAGCAATACGCAAGTCGTCAGTGACATCAACGATGGTCTGGAAGTCAATTGCTTTAGAGCGACCACTATCGGCTCCACCTGAACCAAATCCAACAGCGGGAACTAGAAGATCGTGAATAAATCCTTTAATGTGACCGATGTAAGTATCTACTGGATAGGTGTTAACTGTCTGACCAAGGGTGGAGAAGTCTGAATCTGGTCCATCAACGAAAATGACCTGTCCTGACCCTGGTTTAATGGATTCGGGGTTAAAATCAGACATGTTACGAGCAATAAACTTGGAATTTGAGGCTGTTCTGATGTAATCTCTGTCGTCATTTAAGACCTCATTCAGCTCCACATTTGGGCTCATTAAGTCATCAATTAAGCCTTTTGACCACGCTTTACCAGGGATATGCAGAGAATGTCCAATTATCCAGGGATTAAAGCCATATTCATGCACTACGTAGGAAACAATTTGCTCATCAATGAGGATTGCATAGGCTTTATCATCCGCATACTCAGTTACATAAGCCATTGGCTCAGTAATTTCGTCTTGGGTATTGGAAGAGAACTCTCCCACTCTGGCACTTTTTGCTCCCCACTCATCACCTTGTGAACCAGAGGACTCTTGTCCTTTAACTTCAACGTCTGGTTTAACCTCAATTCCCCAAAGATTCTTAATGGCGGAAACGGACATTAGTTCACGATGGGCTACCCAGTCGTATTCTAAGGCATCATCTGACCTCCAACCAACAGCGACATTCTCCATCTTCTCGGCGGAGATAACTTTGATTTCATTGTCCGATGGGTCAAGATAAACCTTTAAAGCAAAATCAGCATCAACACACTGGGAAAGAGTGGCTCGTTTAAATCCTCTCTTCCAAAACTTATTCTTCCAGAAGACTCTCTCTTGAAAATCCTCGACTGCTTGAGCATTAAGTGTCTCCAAGTCATCTGTTTGGTCAAGTGGTAATACTTTAACCTGAGGAGGTGTGTTGGAGATACTATGATAAATCTTCGTAATAGATTTACCGGCAAGATTGACCACCTGGTCAGCGTGTCCTTTTTTGGACTTCTGGGTTAGGCCAATAATGTTGGTATATGACTCGTGCTTACCAGCAAAGAACTCTCTTCGGCGTTTATATTCTTTCTTACGCTTATTTCTGTCTGGTTCTGAAGAGCCAACACGAGCGTTAATCTGCTTCTGTTTAGCCTCTAGTTCTTTACCTTTAAGTTCAATAGTGAGCTTGGAATTATCTAAATCTATATTTTTAACCATATAAGGTTGTTATGCGTAATTGATACAGTTTAACCCAGTGTATAACTACGAACTCTCATAGGGTATTAGATAAAGCTAATAAGACACCGCCCCTTTATGACGACCATAGGGGAAGTATCCCTCTTTGAAAGGGGTATCATCAATTCTTGCATCCAGAAAATCTATATCTACCGCTTTGTTTCTTGCTTGTTTGGGTCTTCTCATCATTAACCAATCCACACCCATCATGAGAGCCATTACACAGTCTGTCCTTAGTCGTTTATCATCCAGTTTATAGTTACTCATCTCAGATATTAACTCAGGAATATTGGGTGTTCTAATCGAACCCCACACTTTCTTCAAATCTTCCTTAGTGCCATCAGGATTAGTCCTGACTACACGAGACAGTTCTGTATTACCAGCGCCGTCTAGCGCAGCTTTTAAAGAGGCCAGACCTTCCTGTTTCTTACTGGATGTAGGGCCTGTTGGTCCTGCTTCAAAGGCAATGGGGTGTATTTCTTTTAAGAAAGCCAGTGCATTCTTTCCACCAGGACCAGAAGAGTCGATAATCAATCTTGCTTTAAAGTTATCCACAATCTCTTTAACCATCTTGTACTGCACGGGAACAGGAACTTCTTTAGCTTTAAATCTATCAAAATAAACCACTTTCCATGGTTCCTCGGTATAATCAAAAACGAGAATTACTGTATAATCAGCCCAGTCACTAGAGCCATAAGCAAAATCCACCGAAACTAGATAGTTCCTACCAACATATCCCTCTTTTAACATAACGATATTGGGGTCCACCATGTTTCTAATTCTGTCAAAGCCAAAGTACTTATCTCCTAACTGTACGAACTCACCATCAATTATCTGTCGTCTTAACTCAGGGTCCGCCACATCCTCAATCTGTTGCACATAGGCAGCATCCACAAAGATATTCTCATAAACACTACCCTTCTGTGTATACATGTTAGGATTCGGACGTTGCATCGCTTCCTCCGCCATCTCAATCATTCTCTGATAGTCAAATCCATCTGGTTGCGGTGTACCCACGAAGTGAATAATACCCTTGAAGTTAATCAAACGGGGAAGTAGGGTGTTGGTGGTGAAGGTATACAACTCTTGGATATCGGAACACTCATCACCTGTTATATACGCTAGGGCCTTCATCTTGAAAGCTTTACCCATTTCGTCATAGGAGCGAGCGAGTGTCTTACTGTTATTAAACCAAATTAGGTGCGGCATTAACTGGGCATTACTTGAGTCCTTCTCGATGGCCCATCCTTTCAAGAGTGAATGATTCACCCTATGCTCAGGTTCAACGAACTTCTGTTTACAATCAACACAGTCAAACTGCTTATCTTTGGCACTCTCCTTATGGATTCGATGTGAGTCACAGAATGGGCAGCAGGGAATAAGCAGATTACCCTCAACAATATCGACAATTAAACGTAGTAGTTCTCTTGATTGCTCATATTCAGGTCCAAATACTAAAGTAGGGTAGTCAATACTCATCCACTCTGCCTCGTTACGTGCCTTACCAAAGAGTCCTGGTTTGGTAGTGGCGTGCCAGATGTGCATAATACCCTCAGAAAGCGTCTTTCCGAAACGGTTGCCAGGCCTAAGGAAGTTAATCAACTTATCGGCGTTCTTCAACCATTTAATCTGCCCTGGGTGTAATTGAATACCTAAGATTTTATCTGCAAACTCTACTGGGTCTTTGCGTACTTCATCGGTGAACTGTTCAATCATTTAATCTTGCTTTAATAATCTCTACATAAGCAGGTTCACGTTCTATTAAGATGAAATCCCGATTAAGATTTTGACAGGCTATTCCTGTACTACCTGAACCAGCAAAAGGGTCTAATATTAAAGCACCTTCTCGGCTGACTAACTTGACTAGATATTCCATTAAAGCGATTGGTTTGACTGTGCTATGAAAATTAGTTGCTTGTTTCCAGTTTTCTTCTTCGCTTATTAAGGACAGCATTTCGGACACAACACGACTTGCACCACGGGCTAACTCCCGATTCCCGTTTGTAGTAGTTAGTATCCACCTTTTTAAGTTCTCCACACTTTCTACATGGCTTCCACCATTGTCCGTCTCTGAGTTCGCATCCTGAGTGGATTCGTTTGTGAGTGAGAGCGTCAATGAGTTGTAAATTTTCAATCCTATTATCCGTTTTAATTCCGTTAATATGGTGGATAAAGAATCCTTGTGGCACTGAACCATTATGTTTTCTCCAGACTCGTCTATGCTGAAATTCACGTGTTCCTGTTCTGATATAACCCTTTGGAGTAATTGAACCGCTACCGTATTTTCTTCTTTGCATGAGTTATTATACTTTACTGTTATGTAACAGTCTAGCCCTTTATTACGTTCCCGTTTTGAAGATTTAGCCACATAGAAGAAGCGAGCAGCAGAACCTGAGTCATCATATCCATATCCGTCTCTTTCATAGTTTCTACCACTCATACAGGTATTATCACTTGCCTTATTGTGTCTTATGTTTGCCGTTGATTTACTATTAGGAAACAAACTTAATACCTCTACGCTTCCGTCATGAATTAAATTGGCCGGGAAGCGACCTTGTGTTTGGTATTCTCTCGGCTCATCTTTTAGTTCACTTGTCTGTTTCCAAGAAGTAACATTACGACCGTTTCTTCCAGTTTCCAATTTATCCTCCGTCCCCACCCTACAACCATCTATGTTTATCCCCCCTACTCCCCATTTAAGAAAGTTATCTGCTAGGTTTTTCTCGGAGATTGGTTTCCTAGCAACAGTTATTGGCTCACAGGCTGGTTTGAGAGCCGACCCATATCCGAATGCTCCCATCGCTTGTGTTCCGTATTGTTGGCAAAAAGCACAAGGTTCTCTATCCTGTTGTTGCTTGGATTGTGGTCCACATGATGTACCACTTCCGTTCTCGTTAATGGTCTGTTTAGGTGTTGTGCCATTACTAATCTGTGTTGCATCACGTATCCGTCCTTCCTTGCCATCACTAGAAACTCCTTCGGACATCTCTGGTACATTACTCCCTGATAGTTCCCGTGAGTCCTCTTGAGAGTTACCCCACCCTTCCATGCTGGGTTCTTCTCCCCATACATTTTCGGGGGGTACGAGTTGTTGAATCTGTGTACTTTGTTCCGACAGGCTCTGCTGCAAAACTTCCCCTTGTTTCTCTTGAGAGTTGATGGCCTGCGGTATATTGGGTTCTGGCACAAGTCGCAGGTCGTGTTCGGTTTCCTGTTCGCTGGATGTCCGTCTATCATTTCTACCCTTGTCATACGCTTCCATATTACCACACGTACACCTTTTGCTCAACTGTTTGAAGATGTTTAACGACTTTGGGAATCCCGAACCATATACATACATAATCATATCCCTTATCTCAAATCCAGCGTCCTCTATTCTTACCGCCATTCTATGTTGAGTTCTAGTTCCAGCAAAAGAAAGTAAATATCCACCTGGTTTAAGGACTCTTAGACACTCTTTCCAAATCTCAATACTCGGTACGTCATAGTCCCACTTCTTACCCATGAACGAGAGTCCGTAAGGGGGATCTGTAACCACAGCGTCAATAGAGTTCTCCTCTAGTTTTTTTAATTCTTCTAAGCAATCTCCTTGGATAATCATTTGTCTTCCACTATCTCCCCTTCTAATTCTACCTCTCCTGGGTCATCCAAAGGTATCAAATTCGGCTTCTGGATGAATCCACCGAATAACTTAGCTACTTGGAGTTTCAACTGGC